TCACGCCGCCAGCATCCCGAGATCGATCGCGATCCCGGAGGCCGTCAGGCTCCCGAAATTGTCCTGGATGATGGGCGTGCCGGTGATCGAGCCCATGTCGATCGAGGTGCCCAGCGCCATCGCCGATGCCACCGGCCCCAGCCAGCCGGCGCCGCCGGGCGTGTAGACATAGGGCTCGACCACCGACAGATCCTGGGTGGCGTTGCCCCAGATGTTGAAGCTGGCGAACTTCAGATAGAGCGTCTCGCCGATGAACCCGGTCGGCAGCGTGTATTTGAAGATGGCACTGTCGAGCCTTGCGAACGGCACGCCGGCAGCGTGTGCTGCCGGGGTCGTGCCGTAGAGGCCGCGCCAGAGCGGGTTGAGCGCATAGGTGTCGGCGGTGGCGCTGTAGGCGATATCGACCAGATCGCCGGCATTGGCGGCGTTGAAGGTATAGACCCCGGAAGCGACACTATACTGCCCCGCTGCCGGCGTTCCGCTGACCGCGCTATAGCTCCCGGCTGCGGTGCCGCTCCCGGCCGAGCCGATCGGGTCGGTGATAAGCCCCAGATTGATGAGGCTGACCGGGACATCCGTCAGGCTCCCGAAATCATCTTGGCTGGTCACCGCCGAGGCGACCGACCCCATATCGATGCTCGATCCCGCCACCATCGCCGCGGCGATCGGCCCGAACCCGGCGGTGACACCGAGATCGCCCAGCCATTCGGCCGACTGGCTGACCGTCACGGTATAGGGCGAGGATGCCGGCACCGCGTCGGTCTCGGAAACGTTCTGGGCGCCGGTGCCGGGGATGGCGCTCTCATACGACACGAGCTCGCCAGCGACGTAACAGAGCGTCTGCGCCTGGGCCGCGGCGGCGGCGGAGGTCGAGTTCAGCACCCCGTTGCTCTCGGCCAGACACACGCTCAGCGTATCGATCGTGTCCGGATTACCGCCGGCATAAGCGGCGAGGGTCGCGGTGGTGACGCCCATCCGCGCGGGCCCGGTGACGGTGCCGATCTCCTCATACTCGACCCCGTCGATCGAGGCATAGACATCGCAGCCGCCCCAGTTCGGATCCGCCAGACCACCGGCGCCGCCGGAGACCGCGACCCAGACCTGGGGGCTGCCGCCGCTCAGCAACGGCCCCGGCTCGAAGATGATCGGCGCATTCACCGAATCCGGCGGCTGATTGGTGTTATTGGGGCTGGAGACGATGGTCTGCACCGGATAGAGCACCGCGGTGGCGACGCCGGCCGGGTACTCCTCGGCGGTCACCGACAGGTTACCCTTGTCGTCCGACTGGATCTCGGTAACCCGCACGGTAACCGCGCTCAGGCCCAGCGGCGCCCAGGTCAGCGACACCAGATCCATCGGATCCAGCGCCCAGAAGGCGGCCGGCAAGGTGAAGCGGAAGGTGTTCCTGATATAGAGCCCGCGATTCAGCAGGAGCGTGCTGACGGTCTGCGCGGTCGCCGCATAGGTGATCTCCTTGGCATCCACGGTCGGCCCGACATGCAGCCCGTATTCCTGGATCTGCCCCTGATCCTTGGCCTCGATCGTCTCGTCGTTGAAGACGTTGGCCGCGTTTTTCCACGTCATGCGGAGGCAGTTCGGCAGATCGGTCGAGGACGAAATATCCTTCCGATCCATTACCAGCGGATCGGTATTGGCGTCGGTCACGACGAAATCGTCGCCGTTCAGCGCATAGACCGGGGCGGTCGGCGGCGTATAGGTGTAGCCGTTGGCGGTGACCTGGCTGTCGCCATAGGGGATCGCCTTCAGCCGATCGCCGGACCAAACGGGGGCCGTTACCGATAGCTGAAACAGCCGCTCCATGATGCCGGTGCACGGCTCGGCCGAGTCCAGGAACACCGAGAAGCCGATGCCGTTCGCCTTGGTCCAGGCCTGCCACGAGGCATCGCCGATCGCGGGATTGAACGCCGCCGACGAGGCGAACCACGAGACCGTATCGATCGACCCGGCGGGGAAATCCGGCAGGCTCCAATCATGCCCCGTGAGCAGTGCTTGCGCCGCCAGCGCCGGATCGGCATCGGCCACCGGGATCGTATATTCCTCCGATGAGGAGGAATTCTCATTGGCGATCAGCGTCACCTTGCGGTTGGCGTTGGGGCCGGTATAGGCCAGCACGCCCGGCACCAGCATGGTGATGTTCGGCAGGCTCTGACTGTCGCCCAGCGCGGTATTGGCCACCGCGAAATAGCACATGCCGGGATAAGTCAGCGCCTCGGTCGGGTGGGCCGCCTCCATATAGGCCCAGGGCGCGGTCTGATAGCCGTGGTAGACCACGATGCCGCCGAACTGGTTGCTGGTGGTCCAGTTGGAGTTCACCCACATGAAATGATTGGGCGCCACCTGCACCGGCCCCTCACAGCACATGGCCAGCAAGCTCGCCGTATATTGCTGCTGGCCCGAGCCCTTGCCCAGCGCCCCGCCCTTGCCGGTCGTGCCCGCCGCCTGCTGATAATCCCCCGCCCAAACCAAATTCCCCGCCAGCCGCGCCCAGCCGATCACGATCGGGATCGGCAGGTACGAGACCGAGGAGTTCAGCCGGAGGCCCGTGTAATCCGGCTTGTCATTGGTCTTGAGGAAGCCCATTGCCGGATGATAGCGGCGGGGCGGGAAGGGGTGTCAGACGGGCGGATGACCGGGGGCGGTTAGCGGGGCTCGATCCCATAAAGAGCGGCCCCGATGACGGCGAATCCGACCGATGCCAGGAGTGCATAGACCGGCTCGCCCATCGCCGCTCGGCCTACCACGCCGATCAGTGCCACCACGAGCCCGACATTCGCGATCCAGGCACAGATATGTTCCGTCATAACTCCCCCTTTCGCCGTCTTAGTTCCCCTCTCGCCGTCATTGCGAGCGAGAGCGCGGCAATCCATCCCTCGGCGTGACCGGTCGCGCGGCACCATGGATTGCCACGGCGCTAGGGCGCCTCGCAATGACGGTGAGAGGGGAGACCGCTAAATATCGACCACCCGAACCATCGAACCATCGGCACGCTTGATTAGGATTTCCGAGCCTTTCTTGATTTCCCGATCAATAAACCCCGCCATCCCGATGGCCCGGTCGGCCATACGGCCGAGCGCCGCGTTCCTGTCCCTGGCGAGCACTGTGATCAGATCCGTCGCCTGCCGGCTCAGCATAACCCTGTCAGGCATCGCCTCCCTTTACCCCTGCACTCACCCTGAAATACCGCCGTTCCCGCCGCGCATCCGCCAGTTCCGCCACCGCCGAGACATCCGATTCCTCGACGATCCGTGCCCTCGCATAGGCATGCACCACCCGGGGCCAGCCACTCACGATCCCCGCATGGGAGAAGGTCCGCCCCACCCGCCACAGCACGACATCGCCGGGCTCCGGCACCGAGACCTCGACCGCATGATCCAGCACGCCCGCCAGATAGCGCTCCTCGGATCGGTGCAGATGCCAGGTCCGGGGATAGGGCCTGGGATCAATCGGCCGGATCATCCCCAGAGCCGCATAGACCCGGACCAGCAGCATGAGGCAATCGACGCCGCGGCCCCTCTCCGCCCCCATATGGTGATAGGGCGTCCCGACCCAGGACCGCGCCTCGGCGACGATCATGTCGCGGCGATCGAAGCTAATCATCCGACGAGCCGATGGAATGAGGCGGCTGCATTCGACGGGTCAAGGATAGCCGCCAAGAAGGCCCTTGGGTCCGGATTATTCCAAGCATAAAACAGAGAAGCCTCGCCCTCGGTAGCGTGGAATAAGTCGCGAGCGCGCAGCCAGATCAGGAACGATCGGGCGGTCACTGGCTCCATCCAATAGGCATTCCAACACCAGTTGCCGATCCACTCCTTGGACCGGCTTATTGGCCAGCGCTTCCCCGCTAGGATGATCGAGGATCCCTCATCGCGAACCTTCGGACACCTTGCGAATGAAAACCCGGTCCACTGTTTGGCATCGAGCGTGAGAATATCCGGGCTAATCTCGATTTGAGCGACCCGGCCGGTGGCCAGACCGTTGTCGGGATCGTTGCAGGCAAAGTCGAACCGAATCTGCCGCTTCAGCCGCTCCAGCCGCTCGATATGGTCATGTAGGTTCATACCGCACTCTCCGGCGGCGGGATGAACGGAAACCCCAGGTAATGCGCCTGATTCCCGAACCTCGATTTGCAGGTGGCCAGCGTCTTGTCGCAGCCCATCGAGATGGTGAAGGCATCGCCGGTCGCCGGCGCCGCATCCAGCGGATAGGCCAGTTGCAGATAGGTGGAACTCGAATACTTGACCGTGGCGGTCACCCCCGCATTGGCGCCCGAGGTGAAGGTGATCGTGCCGTTGGTATAGGTGTCCTGGACCGATCCCGACCACATGATCAGCGAGTTGGTCGAGCCGGCTCCGACGCTCCCCGCGGTCGTGAACGGCCCAACCGAAAGCGTGCAGCCGCCATCATAAAGCGTATGCACGCAAGACGGCTGGAACACCCGGTGCGGCATATCCTGTTCCAGCGCCACCAGATCCGACTTGATGGTGAGCGTCGCCCCAATGGCGCCCAGGCTCTTCACCTGCGCCACCCGGCCCTTGAAGAGGGTGGCCACCCCGCCGAACACCGTCCCGTCCGGACAGGTCGCACCCCAGCCGATCGGCTGGATCGCGGCAGCGCCGACCGGAAAGGCAGAAAGCGTCGCCACCCCCCAGATGAACTCGGCCTTATCGAAGAGGCCATAGCGAAACGCCTGGACGAACGGCAGCCCGCCGATGGTCGACGGCCCATAGGGATCGCCGATCGGCCGCCACGACAGCACCACCTGCTGCTCATCCGCATCGAGCCCGATCTTCTGGGTTAGCTTCAGCCCCGAGATCCCGAGATTCCCCGCCCCCGCCCCGCCGCCGGCATAGGTCACCGACCCGCCGCCGGGACTGGCGATCACCAGATCCGCCTGAAAATCCGTCGCCCGGTACACCGTGCCGGACATCAGATCGAACTCGAAACACCCGGCCATGATCAGCTTCTTGGTCGAGGGCAGGTAGGATGCGAGGGCCGCGGGGATGTTCTTCATGGGCAGCCTCTACAGATTCGCCGCCGTCGACGACGGCAGGCTCTCGAACTTCAATTCCTTGAAGTCGAGCAGATCGAGCATGAACGCATCCATCGAGGCGGTGTCCTCGGTGAAGGTGCAGCGCCAATAGTAATTGCAGGTGATGGTGATCGCCTTCCCCGCAGCCGGCGCCGTCGCAAAGCTGAGGATGTTCGGCGACAGGATCGACCAGCCCGACGCCTGCGTCACCCCGCCCACCGACACATTCGAGACGTCCGCCTGATTCACCCACCCCACCGGCTCATGCGTGTTGCGCAGCGCGCGGCTGATGGTGAAGTTCGTCGTCACCCCATCGCCGGTGCCGATCAAGCCGCCAGCGATCTGGTAATCCGGCGTGTAGATGTCCTGGAACAGGAACTCCTGGAACGGCCCCGACTGATCGACGATGAAGCCTTCGAGATACTGCCAGCCCTGGCTCACCAGCCCCTGATATGCCACAAGCGAGGTCAGCGCCTCGAAGGTCAGCGTCCAGCGGATCGTCGGGTATTGCCGCAACGGCGAGCGCCAGCGCTTGCCGCTGGCGACGCTTGCGGTGCGGGTGTCGGTGACCCGCTCGCGGATGATCGGCAGCGAGATATTGGGCGGGCTGAACACATCCGGCTGATAGAGGCCGGGCCACACCGAGACACCGGACGGCACGGTGCCGACGAACGAAGCGGCAGAGAAAGTGTAGCCCAGCACATGGCTGGGGCCGGCCAGGATCCCCGCCGGCAGGAACGGCCCGGTCATCCCGGCGATCGAGATTCCGCCGATCCCGGCAGAGGACTGCGCGCCCAGGTTCCGGTACCAGATCTTGCCGGCGGTCAGATCCAACGCCACGGCGATCCGCATGCCGGAATACCATTGGAACGAATCGGCGCCGATGGTCAGCAGGCCGGTATTATCCTGGTTGATCTCCTGATTGCCGCGCACCGTCACCGTATGCGCATTGGCCCCGTCGCTGATGCCGACGCCGTTATTGTTGTTCTGGGTGGTGGTGTCGATCGCATCGACCTGCACCTCGAAATAATATTTGCCGGCGGTCATCGAGACGGTGCCGATCACGGTAATCTGGCTGACCGTCCCCGCCGGCACATTCGCCGTCATGTTGGCATTGGACAGCACCACGCCGGTGCCGACCGTCTTGGCTGGATCCCAGGCGGACGCCCCCAGCGTCGAGAACCCGCTTGGCACCTGGCCGTACATCGAGCCCGGCGCCGTCACCAGCGTCACCTGCTGCGCCACCGCCCGGTTCGGCATGAAGAACCACATCGGGAAGACGGGCGTGGTGCCCGGCCCGAACGCGGTATAGACGGCCGCACCCGTGCCCAGCACCGGCAGGTTCGGATTGGTGTTGCCGCCATTATTCCAGGCCGGAAACGCGTTCCAGCCATAGGTCGGATCGATCGTCGAATCGCGGAAATAGACCAGCGACCGGTTGATATCCAGCACCACGCTGACCGTGTCGCCGGTGCCGAGTTGGTTGATCTGGCCGTTCTGCACGCCGTTCACGAAGACCGGCCCTTGCGCGTAATAGGTCACATAGATCATGGCGGCATTGGTACCGGCAGCGACCGCGGAGAGCGCGGTTGCCGAGCCGGCAATCCCGATCCCGTCGCCGGCGGTGCCGACCGACACCACCGCCTCGAAGTAATAGAGGCCGGCACTCTGCCCGTTCACCGCCCTGACCGCGGCCGGCGGCGCCGACCCGGTCCCGGTGGCCACCAGATTGCCACCCGAAAGCGTGCAGTTCAGCGCATCCGACGGGTTGAGGGTAACGAGCCCGGTCGCCATTACCGCGCGTTCCTGGCCAGCGCCCGCAACTGCGACCGCCCGGCGGATTTGAGCGCCGCCATCAGATCCGGCTCCGGCGGTGCGGCGCCGTTGAAGTGGTTATGCTGGTGGAAAGTGTGGCCGGCGGCTGAGGCGCGGAACGCACCGTTCGGGACGATCGTGCCGGCACCGCGCGGCACGAAGAGTTCGGGGCCGCGCTCGCCCACGATGGAGGGCACGCCCACCGGTGGCGATCCGCCGCCGGCGAATCCTAAGAACTTGCCGATCGCTGCCGCATCAGTCGCGATCGTGTTGCCGATCGTGGCGACCGTGTTGCTGACCCAGGCCACGATCCCGGCCGAGTGCGCCGTGGTATTGGCCGCCGTCACCGTCGAGTTCACCGCCTGCGATGCGGAGGCGCCGACCGTCGCTCCGGTATTAACCACGGTCGCTGCGGTTCCTGCCGCATGTGCCCCGCTCGCGGCCAGCAGTGCCGCCGTGTTGGCCTGGAGTGCTGCGATTTGCGCGGCCGAGTCGGCATTGTTGCCGAGGCCGAGCGCGCTCGCCGGGTTGATCCGGTCGAGGCCGGTGCCCCGCTCGACGCCGCCCAGGACGGAGGTGACGCCGACCCTTCCCGCCTCACCGACCGCATCGCGGGAGAGCGATTGCACCACCGCCTTCAGCCCGCCGCGCTTCCGCATCAGCGACGACACGACATCGCTGGCGATCCGCTCGTTGACCCGCGCCCAAGCGGCAGCGGCAGAGGATGCCGCGGTGGCGGATGCGGCGGAACGTGAAGCCTCGCCCGCGATCCACGCGGCGTCGATCTGCTGCTTGCTCTCGAGCAGCGCCGTCTCGGTGCCAAGCCGCATCGACGCCGCGGATTGCGAGGCGGTGCCGATGGTGGCGACCAGAGTCTGCACCGCGTCGATGGCGCTGGCGATCCCCGCTTCCCACTCGGTCGTATCGGCCGTCAGCCGTAATTGCAGCCGATCCGGGCTCATCGCAGCACCATGTTGCGGCCCGAGGGGGCCAGCGCCTGGATCAAATCGTCAAAGCTGCCGCGCTCGGGCCGGTCTTGGTCCGCCGGCCGGGCGCCGAACAGGCCGGCCAGGGTCTCCTGGATCAGGAAATAGCGGGGCAGGGTCATACTGTCCTCCAGACGATCCCAGTCGGCGACACTGGCGATTCCATGGCAGATCAGACCGGCGACGAGGCGGTCGATGTCGAGGGCGGCGGCCCGGCCGAGGCGATCCCCGGCTGCGCTTCCCCCGCGGGGACGAGCCCCGATGCGGCTAGCAGCGCCGGGACTGCGCCCAAGAGCCCGATCATCTCCGGCCCCTTGAGCCTTTCGCCGATCACATCCGCGGTCAGATCGGGCCGGACCTTGGCCAGTGCCGCCGCCATGATCCCGATCGCCGCGTCGATCTGCGCCACCGGATCGGCGGCCTCGCCCAGCGCCATGATCGACTTCCAGGCGCGCTTGAGGGCGGTGAAATTCATCACCACCGGCACGGCGACCGCTTCGCCGCCGATGGTCACAAGCATCGTCTCGGTCATCGCCGCTACTCGGAGAAGCTGATCGTGCCGATATTGCCCGAGGCATCGGCGCCGACCGTGAAGTCGATCTCGTTGATCGTCCAATCATCCTGCTTCGACGGGAAGGAGAGCTTGGACGACGCGCAATTATTCAACTGAAACGTGGCCTGCTTCCCGCCATAGGGCTGGCTGAACACCGCCTGAAAGGTGGGCGTGCTGCCCATGCGTGGGTTGGCGATGGCGATGCTGGATCCCGTCGCCGCCGAATATTCGTAGTTCAGCAGGACCGCGAGGCCCTTATCGGCCGACGAGAATGTATAGACTCCAGCGGCCACGGAATACTGGCCGGTCGCGGGGCCACTCGCCACCGGCGCCAGCGGCAGCCCCGTTGCCGCATAGAACACGCCGCAATCCTTGACCCAGGTCGCCGCACTGGCCGCGGTCACGGTGTAGGGGCTGTTGGCGGGGATCGCGCCTGCCTCCGATTCGGCCAGCAGAATCTGCCCGGTCGAGAGCGTCGCGCCGAAATAAAGCTGGTTGAAGATCAGGCCGTTGATCTGGGCGAATTTGGCCTTCAGCTCCAGCTTCATCTTGCCGCGCGCGAGCGCCAGCGGATACTGGCCGGAGCCCCATAATTCCTTGATGTCGCCCGAGAAATCGAGCTGCACATCTTGCAGCGCGCCGAACTTGACCGGTTGCGCCCCGGTAATGTCCGTGCGCAGGCCCCAAAGCGAGCCGCCGCCGAATCCATACTGCATGATCTAATCTCCTGTCGCTAAGGCAGCATCATGTGAACGGGAACGAGCGCGGCGGCGCGCTGGCCCTTGGGCGCCTCGTAGACGGCGATCACGCCCTCGATCCAGCAATGCTCGACGGCACCGCCCAGCGTCTGGGTCAGGCCCGGCGTGGCCGGCGCCAGCGCCGCCTCGACCGCGTCGATCAAATTGTTCAACTGGGTGCCGGCGGCGTTGGCGGGATCAGGATTGGCCGCATAGAGGAAGATCTCGGCGCCGAGCCGCCGCCGTGGCGGCAGCCCATGCCGCGCGGTCACGTCCTGATCGCCCACCCCCATGAACAGTGCCGGCAAATCGGCCGCATTCATGTCGTTCAGCGAGCGCAGCCGGCGCTGCACCACGCGGAAAATACCGGCCGTGACCAGAGTCTCCAGCGTCTGGAACAGCGCCGTATAGGCGATCTCCCGCTGGCTCATGACCGTGCCGCCACGTCGCGGAGCCGTGCATGGGCCGGCGAGACCGGCATCTTCTCGGCACCGCTACGATCGCGGATTTCGTCGGCGACCGCGGCCGCCAGGCGCGCCCGAACTGGCGCCGGCAGCGCCCGCAGCCGCTCGATCACCTGGTCGGCGCCATCCAGTTCGAGGGCGATCATACCGGCACAACGCGTCGATAGGGCGCCAGCAACTGGCCGACCCTGGGCGGCATCTGGGCAACCATGAAGGGCGTCGCCTGACCGCCCAGCGTTTCGGCGGTCATGCCGATCCGGTCCTTGGCGCGGTAGATCTCGCCGGCCCATTCCAGCACCGCTTGCGCCAGATCCGCCGGTACCGTCGCATATCCGGCGGTATAGGCGATCACGACGCCGCCAAGGCTCCAGCCGAACCGGTGTCCGACCAGCGAGAGCGACGTAGCCGACCACAGATAGCCCGGCTGCCCCGGCCCCGGTGAGGGCGGGATGGTGATCCCGTCGATGGTGACGGACTGAACCGATGTGACCGGAGTCTGACCGAAGGCGAGGCGCCGCCCGCCGGTGCCGTCGCGCGTTTCCGTGACCGTGGCGCTGGTAAAGTTCTGCCCGCACCAGGTTTGGGCGGCCGTACTCACCGCACCGATGAGCCGCGTCAGCAGCGGCTCATCGTCGTTGCCGGCCGCGAGGCCGAGCCAGGTCTCCAGATCGGCGAGCGTGGCAAGATCGGACATGGGTTGGCCTCAGAGCCCGGTACGCGGTGCCGGATCGCGCCGACGCCTTGCGGTATCCGCCTCGATCTGGCCCAGCCGCGCCTCGAGCGCCGCGACGCGGTCCTCGATCCGGCCGAGCACGCCCTCGACGCCAGCCTCCGCCGGTGCCGATTCCGGTTCCTGCTGCTCGACCCGGCAGCCATGCGCCAGCGCTGCCGCCAGATGCTGGTCGCCGATATCGATCGTGCCGTCCGCGGCCACGAGATAATCCGTGTCGTCGATGCCGAGCGAGCACAGGCCCGGCGGCGCATAGAGTTTGGTCATGATCCGGTCCCCCCACTCAACCATTGCCAATATTGGTGATAACGCCATAGGCCGGCGGGAAGTAATTCTGGAGCACACCGTCGCAATAGACGCCGAACTCATACTTCCGGGTGCGCGGCGGCCACATGGTCGAGTTGTAGTCGCGCCTGAGGCGCTTCACGAGAATGTCGGTCACGTTGGACAGCGGGTAGGGCAGCGTCTCGGAATCGAACAGGATGGTGCCGGGCGGCATGTTCGGATGCAGCCGGACCGCGATCGATTTCGCCCCGTTCATCGCGAATTTATTCAGGTACGAGGTGACGAGATCGCCGCCTTTTATGTTGCCCTGTTCGACATTGATGATGAAGCGCTGCGCCGCGTTGCTGCTGCCTTGCAGCACCTTCTTGGTGATGTTGCGCTGCTCCTGGCTCGCCACCCAGATGTTGTCAGGGCTGAGCCGGTAATTATCCCAGAAGCTCTGCAAGGCGGCATCGATCTCGACCACGCCGCCGACCCCATCGGATGTCAGCGGCGTGCCGGTGCCGGCGCTGCCGGTCGGCTGAATCCCGACATAGCCGCCGGCGCCGTTCAGCACCTGTGTCATGATCCCGTCATAGACGAGAGTGTTGGTCGAGTTATCGGCGGTCAGCGAGGCGGCCGTCTGGGTCCCGGCGGCGGTGCCGGTAATCACCACAGAGTTGATCGTGGTGATGGCGCCCAGCACCTCCGAACCGGCAGGACCCCAGTACCATGCATAGCCGAAGGCGCCGTTGGTCACGGACGTGGTGGCGCTGATCGAATGGGTCGAGTTGCCGTCATTGGCCGTGGCGACAGTACGGTTGGTGGAGGGCTTGCCGGACCCGCCGCCATAGGTGTCGGTCGAGCCATCCACATTGCTGCGGCTGATCTGGCCCGGCACGCCGCCGGCGATGGTGGCGGCGCGGAGCCCTTGCGCGCTCAGCGGCACCGTGATCACCGAATAGGTCGTGTTCGGCAGGAGCGTGCCGCCGGTGCCGATATCGGCGACGGTCGGGCGGTTGCCCTGGCCCAGCGCCAGACTGCGATTGCCGGCGAGGTCGAGGAATTCCTCGGCGATCATCAGCGCCCACAGCAGATTGGTCTGCGCGCGGGCATTCAGATCCATGAAGCCCTGTGCCGAGAGGTACGCGGCCCAGGTCACATAGTCTTCCAGCCCGTATTCGCGGAACACCGCGTTGTAATCGGCGGTCGAGGTGACCACCGCCGCACCCCGATTGCCGTCCGACAGGCCCGGCTCGATCAGCCCGGTATTGATGCCGGTGATCGCCTTCCAACTGGCCTGGATCCCGCCCTCCGTGGTCATCCGCGGGATGCGGTTGCGCAAGGGCGTCAGCACCGGGAAGAGTGACTTGGCGGATGGCTCCAGATTCCAGTTCTGGATGCCGTTGGGGAAGGATCCGGGTGCCGTCCAGCCGGCCTTGGCCAGCAATTCGTCATCCGGCGAGATGGTGCGGCGAACGATGCCGATCGTCTCGCCGCTGACCTTGGTCATCTCATTCATGGGGGTTGCCTTTCAGAGCCTGGTTGGGATGGTTGAGGGCGAGGCGCGTGATCGCGGTCGCCTTGGCGAGTTGTTCGGCCTGGGTCGCGGCCGGCAGCGATGCCAGCGCCGCCAATTCTCGCGTGGGCCCGTCCGGCTGATCGCCGCGGCCGATCGCGCGGAGCCTGGGGCCGCCGCCCGCGGGTAGTTGCTCAAGCTGCGACACGCGGCGGCGGAGCGTTGCGTTCTCGGCGGCTTCCTTGGACAGATCCTCGCGGGCGGCGGCGAGGTCGCCCGCGATCTTGGTCAGACCCGCATGGGAACCGGCCGCGCAGACCGCGCCATGCCGGCAGGCAAGGTCATGGACCCGCTGCGCGGTGGCGGCATCGCCGCTCCGGTTGAACTCAGCCGCGAGAGACGTCAGATCATCCGGATCGGCCGCGCCGCCGGTCTCGCCCGTCCAGTCCTTGGGGAGATTGTCCGCCGCACCGATCGCGTTGGCGCGCTGGATGATATGGGTCTGGGCATCGGTGCCGCCGCCGGTGCGCTTCCAGGC